ATTGCTTCGCCAACCCCTGCTGAAGATTAGTAGTCGTGCTATTGCCTTCGCCTGTCACAAGGATAGACCCAGCGGTAGAGGTGCCAGTGAGTTTGTCTGTTTTTATTTCACTCATGCTAGGTCTCCGTGTGCTACAAAACAAGTTAATGCAGAATCTGCTGTAGTATTACCGCTGTCATTACCCTGTATATCACAGTCGCCTGATGTCATTGATGCCTCACTGCTTGCGCCACTAGCATTCTCGATGTGATTATGATACCCAATAGAGTTGCAGGTTGCAGAGTATAATGCATTATTCATATTGTTTGTATAGGCTGGCGCATACTTTCCTGTTGCAGTATCTGTAACCCCACTTACGTTAAAACTGTCTCTAACAGCAGGGGTTTGCTGTTTATAATTTAGCCAAACCTTCGCCGCACTCTGCTTAGTCAGCGTAGCCGCACCGCCGGCTGTACTCTGAATGGTATCTGCTTTTAATGTACTCATAGCGTCACCAATGTCCCACCGCTTTCAACGGTTAATGTAACACCAGAAGCCACAGTAAATGGACCAGTTACGTTGGCATTCTCTGTGGCTAGTATAGTGATGTTAGATGTAAGTGATTGTGCGTTGGTGCGAAACAAGCCCCCGCCCTTAAAGTTACCCTTGTTCTCAGCGGCAGGAGTAATGGTGCCAGCTTGAGGTGCAAGGTAATTAACGAAGATATTGCCAGTGCCACTAGAAGGTGCGGCAGTAAATGTTAGAGTAGTTCCATCAGGAATAGTATAAGCTGCAGTATCTTGCACAACACCATCAACCGATACAAGTACATCTTGTACAGAAGAGACTGTGGTGGTTAGTGTGAATGTTGTTGCACTACCTGTGCCGTTGAACCGTTGTACAGCCTTAACCGCTTGGTAAGAACCGGGAACCTTTTGACCAATATATGGCATCTACCGCCCCTTATGAACTAATTGTGTCTACAACAGAAATCCAAACGTCACATGCTGACGCAGTGTCTGCGTATGCTTTTAGGATGTCACCGCTTTGAAGAACTACCTTCGCACCGCCATCTAGTACCTGAAGGGCAGAGCCAACAGGAACAGGGGCATCTTTTAAAATATAATAGAAGGGAGTGTTATCAGCATCTGTAACTAGAAAAGTCACAAGGATTTGAGAAGTCCCTTTGTTCGCGGCGTTGATACCAATCAATGCGTCATCTGAGTTAGATGTCCACAATGTAGTAGCCCCTGCGGGTGTCTGTGTGTTCGAGATGCTTGAAGCTGCAACTCTTTCAAAATCCTGTGCCATATCTTCTTCCTATCTATAACGCGATTGCCATCGCCACCGCGAAGCCCGCAGTCGCACCTGTAGATGGTAAGTTAGTTAATTGTGAACCGTCTACTCCGGGCAGTCTTGCGGAACCGTCTAACTGCACTGCATTGTTAGCCGAAGTACCCGCTGTTAATACTGCGGCGGAACCTAGCCCCAAAGAGGTTCGGGCGGTAGCGCCGGACTCTGCTACAAAATTGGAACCATTACCCACGATAATGTTTCCATCAGTTACCGCCAAGCCAGCCACATCTTGTAGTTGCTGGTCTAAACGAGCATTAGCAACTGTACCGGAAGACAGGTTACTTGCATTCAAAGCAGTTAGGTTACTTGCGTTAGCGGCGACTATGTTTCCACTGGCATCTAGAAACGTCATCTTCTCCGCTGGTAAAGTAACAAACAAAGTTTTAGTGCCGGAGCCCCAACTTACAGCGCTGTCACTATTGCTGGACTGGAGAATAGTAGTACGGGCCAAGGTCGTACCACTGGAAGTGTAAGTCCCAATACCTGTCTCAAAGTCCGAACCGTCTGTGCAAGTATAGTAGGTAGTATTGCCATTACCTACTTGACCAAAGGTTTCAAAACCAGTCACCGCTCCAGCAAGCGTATAGGTGCCTGTGCCGGTAGTAGTAGAGGTTTCTTTTACACGGTCTTTAAGAGCCAGCGCCATTACTTCAACTCAATAGATAAGTTACCTGCGTTGATACGGAAGATGTCACCTGTAGCAATTGCCTTACTAGCGTCAAGTGCGCCAATAAAAAGAATGTTGCCGCTTGATGAAGCGTCCGCAATAAATGCATGTGTAATTGTATTGTTTGTACCACCAGATGCAGGGTACTCAATGTTAGCTGAGTTTGTTGCTGTCTGAGCATCTGTGCTAACGGCTGGAACAGTCCAAGCAGCGGCAGCGACCTGCTGTCTAGCATAGTTACCAAAAGTTGCCTCGGTTAAAGCGCCTGTTTCTGCGTTTGAAACAGCAGTCGCCAAGCCAACATAGACATTGTTGCCCAGTGTTGCGAAGCTGTCTGCATTATTCTTAAAGAGGAACTGCAAAATTGCATGCTCCAGATAGTTTGTTGCTGCGTTACTTGTTGCCATAATTTAACTCCTAAGTCCTTGGCCTGGATGGTAGTCCTTGTCTGTATGCGTCTGTATTCTCTCTAGCTTCCGCTAAGTCCTTCAGGCGCTGAATTTCCTGAACGAACCTTTGTTCGTACAGTTGCATCATATCTTGCTCACCCTTCATGTAAGTATACGCTTCTACAAGCGAACCGTAAAGAAGGGCGTTTGGAGCGTTATCGCTCAACCATGTTGTCCCACTATCCGAACCGGCTGTTATGCTGGCTGGACGATAGTAATAATGAAGCTCAGTTGTAAGAGCCGCGTCTGGGGTCGGGGATAAAATGAAGTTTCCTACATCAAATACGGCATAATATTTTGGCGTCCCACTCGCTCCAGTGTCGTTGCTGTATTGCTGAACAAAATTCACATCTTTTTGAAGTAAAAAGTCTTTTTTGTTTGCCGTTGTGATTTGCAAAGAAAAGGAGGCAAGATAATCGCTAGGAACCGTAAGGTACGGGTCGTCTTGAGATAGCGTGGCTGTTGCATTTTTGCGGAACAACTCTAAGTCTGTAACGCTAAATATACGGTCTTCACAGGAACGAATGAACACAGGAAGGTTAGTCACGAAAGATGTCTCTGTATTTTCCGCGAAATCTTGTATAGCTGTCTTTAACTGTGTGTAAGTGAAGCTCATTTAATTCTCCAACGTGACGGGGCCAGCGGTCGCATTGTTACCGCCGCCTCGTGTATTACCGGAGGTTGCTGTCCCACTTGATGCCGTGAAAGTATATGTGTTTTCATCCACAACAGTAATTGAGTAACCGCTTGCATTTTCTAAAACTCCGCTTGTAAAACCATCAAAGCCAACAGTCTTTCTAAACCTTACAATATCGCCACTAGCTCTTCCATGAGATGGCTGAATAACAGTTACCACCGCTACGCCAGCATTGCCAGACTTGAACGGGTTGTTGTTTAAAAGAACCTCTACAGCAGGCTCTATCCTGTCTGGCCTGGCATTCCTAATAGCCTCTGCGTCTGTGCTTTGACGATGTGGCTGAAGTTGAGGGTGTTTTGGCTCATATTCATCCTTTCCAACCATAAACCCGTTCCACTCTTTTATCATATCGCTTAACTTATAACGAAATCCAGAGCGGTCAGATATACCGTAGGCGTATTTTCCAGCCGCATACTTAGCCATTACGAAATCCTATAAAAACTTAGGTTTGGAGCAACATTAAATGAAGCTCTATCCCTGTCTTCTGACAAGGCCCTGTCTAGCTCTTCTTCGTATGATGCCTTCAGCATTTGTATTCTATCAGGCGCACGCTTTATTGACATGTAGTATGCAAGGCCAGCCGCCAAGCAAGGATAAAAGCGAAAAGGCACATCAAGGGTATTAGTTGACTTGTCAGCATCATCAATTCTAGTCAAAGCATCGTAATACAGAATGTCAGTAGCGTTTTCGGGAGCAGGCCATATCTTTATGTTTGGGGTTATTTGCCTATCAATAAAGAACTGAGTAGGTCTGCCCTGAGTGGTTTTATTAGGTATATTCAAGAACTCGTCACGGCTAATCTTTTCCATGCTAATATCTGTTCCAGAACGGCGCACTACCATAGAAAGAACGTCAATAACATCAGTATTTATAGCGTATTCTGCCGTTCCTTGAGTAAGTGCCTGGCTTCTTTGCTGTATTGTCCATTGATTTAAGCCACGGTTAGCCCACTCAGCGAACATTAAATTCATAGAGCGCTTTGCAGTCTTTAAATCATACCCTGTACGCACCTCTAGGCCGCAACGCTCAAAAGCTTCTTCAATGTATTCAGCTACATCTAGTTCAAAATCTGTTGAGCCTGAGACGGTCATTATTTCTTCCTCTTCAAGGGTTTGACGCGCCGAGGCTTGCCTGCTGGCTGTCCAATCTTCTTCTTCTGGCTTATTCTACTACGTTTTTCAGAAGCAGTCATCTCTTTGGAGGTTTTTGGGGTCTTAGAAGATACTCTCTTAGAGGGGCGACAATATGGAGTACCCCGTTTACTTCCTTTGCCTCTGCCACACGATTTCCCCGTGCGTATATCTTTCCAGTCCTCTTTGAACCATCTTTTGAGAGCAAGTCCAGCCTTTGTTTTCCTAACAGCCATTCTGTCACAACATCTTTGTTGGTTTGTCACGCATGACAATACCGCCACCACGAAGTTTCTTAGGTTTTGATTTATTTCCCCAGTTTTTAGCTCCAACTTTTCGGCACTTTGCAATGGCACCTGATGCATAAGCGCTTGGAAACACTCTATAGCGAGCCTTTACTTTTTTATAACAAGCATCTTTTGGCATCTTCTTGCCTCCTGGGTTACTTATTTGTTTTGATGTCTGAGAGCGCGAGATTGGCAACACTTTTCTCCGATAAAAACTCTTCCCACATTGGTCTTATCATTTCGTAGTTAGCGGCAACCTTGCCGTGAGTCTCTGCAACATCAACCTTCAAATCAACTATACTGATTCCCACCCATCCAATAAATGGAATAGCTAGGGCACTAAAGAACCCCAGAATACTTAACAATATTTTCATTAGCATTTCCATCTACGCCTCGCTTGTCTGAGGCGGCTATTAGGGTTTTTTGCCGCTTTAGGAAACTTCTTCATTTGACCAGCGCTACGAGCGCAGAACGATTTACGGCGCTTTGCTGCCGCTGAACCCTTTTTGACCTTACCTGTTACTGCTGTTTTTAATTTAGAGCCAGGATTAGCCTTACGATAAGCCGCAACGCCTTTTTTTGTCATACCAGCACCATCTTTGGTTTTGCGATAATTACCGCCCTTGCTGGTAGTCTTGCGAATTGGACTTTCTTTTTTACGAGCCATAATTATCCCTGCTGATAAAATATCGTTACGGATGTATTGCTTGGCATGCTTACATATAGTCCTGTAAAATACAGTATGCCGTCACCAGGAATGTTTATAGATATAGTTCCTGTAGTTGTCTCATCCACCTCTAGAAGCTCATCTCCACTAGCGGCAGTGTTATCATAAACTATAATATCACCAGTTGCTCCCGTTTTATGAGTAACAACCAAACCCATAAGGCGTCCTCTGCCAGCAATGTAACTAGCAGAGGAATGCCTATGAAGTGATTTGACTTCATTGCCAGCCATTTTATGACAGCATAATAGTCAATGTTGTGCTTCCGCTGATTGCTGAAACATGAACCCCCTCAGTGGCAAGAATGCCATCATCGGGAATATATACTTCATTGTATCCAGTAGGAAACGTCTGCGTCAGAAGGGTTTCTCCAGTAGCACTACCGTTTTTAATAGTGAAGCTGGCAACACCTGATGCTATATAACAACCAACAGAGCGTAGTCTAGCTCTAGCTGCTCCGACATCACCTGTGGCGGCAACTGAATGGGCTTTTATTGGACCTGCCATTAGAGCCTCCTACTATGCGAGGTTATTATTCTGCTGGTACAGTATTGTAAAACGAACAAGACCTGCGCTTGTTGCAGCAGAAGCAGTTACAGTCAAACGAATGTCTGTTGTGCCAGTGTCTTGCCAAGCTAACGCAGCGCCAGCTTGTGTTGTTGGGTAGACTCGACCAGCGTCTGTTCCAGATGCAAAAGTGTTCAGAATTGTAGCTGCACCACCTACAGTGTCACCGATACTAAGGTTGGTTGCGCCACTTGCTGCTGTAATAATGTCAATTACGCAGTCAATAATCTGAGAATTTGCAGGAATAACAACATTAGTAACTTGAGCGGCTAGAGCGCCACCAGATAGGTCTGCTGAAAATGTTTGGGCCATAACAACTTGACCGACATTTGCGACATCAGTTCCGACTGTTGTGCCTGTTGTATTCTTAATAGTTCCGGCCTTAATTGGACCAGAGAAAGTAGTGTTCGCCATGATTATCTCCTGTCGTGGCTAATGTCAGCCGCACCATGCGACTGTCAGGGATAATTAACTATACAACAAAAAAGGGCGGCTGAAAAGCCGCCCCTTTCAGAACAGTTGTTCGCTTTATGCGCCTGGTGAACCAAACACTGCGCGTGGGTCAGAATAGCCAAAGCTATAACGCTCACGAGCTTTAAAGCGCATGTTGCCTGAATCGAAGTCAGCTTCCATGCCTGTAGTCATCGCAGTACGCTCAAAGTGCTTAAAGCCGTTTGGCGCATCTGTTTTGATGAAGAACGCATCTGGGTCTGTCAGGAAGTGGTTAATTGTGTAACCCTCTGGCAGCATACCCATGTTGCGGATTGCGTTCACATCGTTGTCTGCTGTTCCTACACGAAGTGTAGACTCAAGAAGACGGTCAGCAACAAACTGTAGCTGTGGTGGAACGATTAACTTCATACCGCGAAGGGCGATAATCATGTTACGCTCATCAACGAATGTTGAGATGTCGATTAGAGCATTCTCAAGTGATGTTTCGTTGAGGTCAGCCGCAGTTGATGGCTCATTGCGGAATGTTCCGCCACCAGCAAGTGGGTGGTTGGTAGCGCAAAGCTCCTTAGTATCACCACCAGCAAAGTTACTGTCGAACGCATTGTTCAGTGTTGCAGCAGCTTTAACTTGCTTTGTGTGTGCCATTGAACGTGCTAGTGCGCGTGTATAACGGGCACCAAGACGGTCATACAGGTTATCTTCCATTGCTTCTTCTGTAAGCGCGAAAGCCAATGAGATTGTCTCATGTGAGTAACGAGCTGTGTATGCTTCAGAAGCATTGTCGAAAGATACGCCTGCACCTTCTGACTTAGTTTGTGCATTTCCGAAACCAACGAGCATCACTTCTTCTTCAAACGCACGGTCTGATGATTCTGTGTCGTAGATTTCTGCGTGTTCCGCGTCATAGCGGTCGTATTCCATGCCGAACAATGCGTTCAGGCCTGGCTCTAGTTCTTTAACTAGCTGTGCTCTTGAAATAGCCATTTATCTATTTCTCCTTATGCCAAGCCCGCTGTGCCTGGGGACAGCAAGTGGTTGTTGATTACGACCATGACATTTGTGTTTGCAGAGCCAACATCACTGTTCTCTGGGTCTTGAGAAATATCAATCGCCTTTAGAGGAAGAGTGTTTGTTGTCGCTCCAGTTGAAACGCCAATTTCATCGCGTGAGCCTCCAGAGGCAGTATCGCCAGTACCTTTAACAATGTCAAAGTTACCAAACAAATCTGCGACAGGGAATGCCGCATTGCCTTGGATTTCGTAAACTACGTCTGGAGCATCAATTACGAATGCTTCAATGTCTGAAGCGGCAATTGAGCCAGGGTAGAAGTTTGAGAATGTTTCTTTTTTAGAAACTGGGTCAGTGTAACGGCAGCCATTGAACACACCAAGAGCCGCATCTGATTCGCCTGCTGCTTTAACACCAATTGTTCCAGCAGTGAGAGTCTCAACGAGGTCTCCCTGGAAAATTGCTGTTGTAGCACCAGAAGCGATACGGTAGCGGTTTTGCTGGTTCATAAAGGCAGAGCCATTCATCATACGCGCAGGGCGTAGACCAAAAGCGGCATCTTTATTAGCCATGATTTAACTCCTTTAAGAGTCTAAGAGTTTAAGAATTGTTTGGCCCTTTTGAACCAAACGAGACAGAACTTTTCCGCTGTGGAGAAAGCTTTGGCATTGCGGCATTGCTTTCGCGCATCCAATCTCTATCTACAGCTTCCATTTGATTTTCAGTGACCTGCCTATAGTGGGCGTCACGTTGTTCCACAATCTCTTCAGGTATTCTGGCTAAAACCAGACCACCAACGCCGATTACGCCAGCGTTCTTTCCATCGTCAATGACAGGTGCATCAAATTCAGGGTAATCTTCCGCCCTTACAAGCTCCCAACCTTCACGGCGGCGCTTATGGACGTTGTTGCGGTCATCGTATTCCATGACGGATTCACGAATCCAGCGGTGTTTAAAGCCAACCGGGGCCTCTGGAGCCTCAAGTGTTGAAGGTGGCTTCCACGCATCTACTCTCGCTGTTTTTTCACGGGTTTGCGAATCCCGGCTTGCGCGGTCAGTCATATTTAACTCCTGCTATCCAGCTTTGCTACTTCTTTCGCATAACGCTCAAGAGGAATATTCATCTTCTTGGCAAATGCTACTTGACCCGGCGTTAATTCCACCGATTTTTTCCGCCCTGATTTTATGGACCGTCCAGAGGACGCAGGCGCAACTGACTGGGCGTTCTGCCGCTGCGACTGAAACTTATGAGGAAACTCTTGGCGCATACGCTTATCAATTTCCGAATAATAATCATCACTGGCAGGGTCATAACCCTCTGATGCTACCAGTGTTTCATGGATGGCTTGCGCCCCACGAGTCATAACTAAATCTTTGTTGAACCAGTTATCGTTCTTTCCCATCCAAGATACAAGCTTTGGGTCAAGCTGTTGTTGTGGCTGGGGTTGCTGTGCCTGTTGCGGTTGTGGCTGTTGCACTTCCTGAACAGGCTGTTCAACACGAGACTTGGACATGCGAACACGTTCTTTTTCAATAGACAAACGAGAAAGAAGTTCTTGAGCCTCAATCTCTTTATCTATTTCACCCATGTCTCGGGCTTCTTTAAGAAGTTTTTTCGCTTGCTCAAACTGAGAATCAACACGACTGGAGTATTCAGTAACATACCCTTGGTCCATTTCAGCAATACGTTGCTTCATTTGTTGATTTTGCTGTTGCACCTGCTGTGCATACTGAACAGCAGCTTCTGCCTCTTCTACAGCTTGTTTGCGCTTGGCTGTAAGCTGATTAATACGCTTCTTAACATTGTCGCTATAATTTTCAAGCTCATCGCCTCCGCCCTCAGAAGTAGATTGCTCGTTTTCGGACAATTGTTCAGGTTCTGAAGTTTTCTCAACTTCTACTGACCCAGATTCCTCCAGGTCAATAGATACATTTTCTTCAGCTTCATTCATTTGCTCAGTATTCATAGTGGCCTCCTATCCTTTTATACATATGATATATCTGAGGGGTCAAGTATAGTGGCGATAATATTATCGTCATTTATGAGTCTAACCTCAAGGCCATCCACTTTGAACCTGTTACCAGCATATCTACCCATAAGAACCCATGACTTCTCTTCACACCAGGCTCCAGTAGGGAACTTGTTCTGGTCTTTAAAAGCGTCTGGGCCAAGCTTGACGACATAGGCCGCAACCGTAGCAAAGCTCTCTCTGTCACGAGTGGAATCAGGAATTATTACGCCGCCCTTCGTTTTAGCAGCCATGTAGTATGGGATTACAAGAAGACGGTATCCAACAGGCTGTGGGAGCCTGTCCATAGCAGACTCTTCCATAGTGGATGGGTCTACTGAGTTTTTGTCTTCTTCTGCTGATGCAAATGCTTTTTCAACAGCTTTAGGCAATGGACCAGTCGCAACGCGGTCTGGAACAAAAAGTTTCTTAGTCATTGTATAAAACGCCCTTCATCGCGGATTTGATTTCATCTTCACAGTATTGCAACCCGCGTATTTGCCCAACTGTAAGCCGGTAGGTTTCTATATTATCTACCGCACCAACCGCAAGAGAATGCGTCAAAGCATCCTTCTTCTCACGAATGTCCTTTAATAAATATTCTGTTAGCCCTATCGCGTCCATGCTTTTCCTCCTTGCACAGCTACTTTTGGCGATTCTTCCTCGCCTGCTCTTCAGTAGTATGGTTATCCTTGCACCACATTACTTTTTCTTAAACTTATCTACGCCCTTTAACCCTAACCCTGCTAATATAGTAACGTAAAGGACGTTTTGGTACCACTCAGGTAATTCATTTAGCCTATCAAACCCATTTTTTGCCACATCTTCCATTCCCGGAATAAAAACAAGACAAACAGGTATCAACACAATAATTGATATTACCTCATCTTTCCAGGAATTTTTTGTAGACTCCGCCATGATAAGCTCCCACTTACTATCATGGGTAGCGGCAGTCTTCATTATCTCTGCTTTTGCTTCTGCCTCAGTCTGTGCAAGATGAGACTTCGCCTTTTGCTTGGATACCTGCCCCTCAACAAAAGATGATGCCAGACCTGCAAGGGGACCAATAAGAGCTTGTAACATGTCACTTACCTTCCAGTGCAGTTAAACGAAGTTTTAATTCAGCCATACTTATTTGCAAATCGTGAACTTGAGTCACTGTGTTTTGAACAGACTTGGGTGGCTCAAAATCATCTATCCAATTGTCGTTTTCCTCGACCTCTTCCATAGTTAATTCGAGATTATGTTCTAAGAAAGATATGCGCTCGGTCAGGCCGAAATACACCCAGACTGAGACGGCTGTGAAAGCAATCATGCTGATAAGATTCCGCAAAGGAATAGTTATCTCGCTTGCCTCATTTAGCTTAGTGGCTGCTTGTTTCATTTCTCACTCCCTAACCAAACCGCAAACGCGCCTGTCATCGCACCGCTAACAACACTAATCATTGCGCTTTGCTGTGTGGATAAGTCTTCGAGACTAATGCCCCACTCAATAACCCTGATATACATCAGCGTCATAACCAGCATCATTAAGCGCGGTATAATCTTCCATTCTACTAACTGTTCAGCACTCATTAGGGACCTGCAAACATCATTGAAAGGGCAATGCAAGAAACAGCAAATATTACAGCCATAACTGATATTCCTATGGTCTTGGCAAGCTCCATCATTTCATGGTTCTTGCGGTTTTGCTCTATCCGCTCTTTCTTTGCGATTTCTTTGGCTTCTTGTATGCGCCTAGCACGTTCATTAATGATGCTTTGCCAAGTGCCGTGACCAAACCGTTGGTCTACCATTACAGATACTTCATATAACTTCTCTGCTGCCAATTTTGCATCTATCGTTTCTTTAGCTACAGAATTAACATTAAATTGGCTGGCACTAGATTTCTTATTTCTAGCTTTCTGAGCTTGTTGCTCCCCAAGAAACAGGTCATCTATATGACTAGCAATCTCGCCAATATCGTTAGCAGTGCCAATCGCGGACTTAATACCATCCACGGCACTTTTAACAAGAGCAATACCAGCGAGTGTTTCTGCTATCATTTATAATACGCCTTTAAACCTTTGTGGCCTTGCGATTGGAGAAAACGCTTTTACTATTCCCCCGCTTCTTAGGCTTTGGGGCTTCTTCGCTGATGACAACGCTATCGCTACTGATTGGCTCTGGGGATACCCCTCGCTCTTCAACTTCGATATGTTTTTCGATATTGTCTTTTGGCTTGAGCCTTTCATTAGAGGCATTTCTACGCTCCACTTTTTTAATTTTCTGGACTTCTGCAACCTTACGGTACTGTGAACTAGCTGACATCATCTTCCCTTATTCATGTTGTTGAGAGCCGCTATGTCACGCTGAGTTTGTATGCGTTCTTCAGCAACTCTGGTTTTGTCATTCAACGCCTCTTGCTGAATGGCTAATCTTGCTTGAGCTTCCATCTGGTCAGCCGTTTCTTTCTCACGGTCAAGCTGGGCTCTTTCTTCTGACTCTTTCGCCTTACGCTCAATGTCTGCACCACGAAGAGCAAGCTCTTGCTGACGAATTGCAACAAGTGGGTCTTGCTGTTGTGGAGGTGCAATAGACTGTGCGTACTGCTCAGTAATCTCTCCAATTAGCTCAGAGGCACGAGAGGCAATATCTGACTGTACTGCTGCCATGCCCTCTTCAGATGACTGAATCATCATAAGCTCTTGCTCACTGAGGTCTTGCGTTACCTCTGCTTGCGCCATAGCTTCTGCCATCATACCAATATGTTCTTGGATATGACCCTGAAGTGTCATTACAACTGCCGCATTAGCCTGTGCCACTGGCGTTGCAATGATTGCCAGGTGAGCTTCAATGTGTGCTTGATGGTTCTGGTCTGGGAACGCCTGTAGCGCTTTTCCACGCATAGCCTCCTGATTCTCTTTAGCAGGGTTAGTAGGCTGTGGTGTAGGTGGAGTAGGGAGAATGGAATCCACATTTGAAACTCCTAATGCTTCGTACATTTTTCGGTAAGCCTGATACAAGCCACGCTCGTTCCCATGTATCTCAGGATTAGACTGAACTAGCTGTAGCTCTGTCTGCGCCAAAGCAATTCGCTGGGACATAGAAAAGATGTTCGGGTCTGATACAGGCAGGACATCAATGCGGTCATCAAAGTCAGTTGTCTTGATTTCCGGTGGGGCACCTGGAACCGCATACGGGTACATAGGAGCCATAAACTTTGCAAACACATTCGCAAGAAGCTTAAATTCAATCTTCTGTGAATAGTGCAGACGCTTATGAATTGCAGACATAACCTTAGTGCCGCGTTCCATAATAGCCATAGTCGTGCCAACAGGTGTCTCTCCACCCATCTCGCCAACCTTCGCATCAGCCATAGACGCAAAGCGGCGACCTGAATCAACAAGCGTGCCAAGAAGCGAGTAAAGCGTCTGTGATGGCTCTTTAAACGGCAGCGTCATAATGGACTGGCGTATATCCATGCCAGCAACATCAATGTCACGGAACTCACCAGGTGATAGAGGCTCGTCTTCGTCTCTAATACGGGCGCCACGGGCCTTGAAGCCTGCGGGTAGGTTAGACAACGTGCCAGCATCAATAAGCTGTCTGAGGAGGCTTGTAGCGGCCCTAGAGAGGCCACCAATCATGTGTGTCAATCCAAAGCCGTAGAAACCAAGGCCGGGAAGGAACTTATAATGTACAAAGTACGGCTTTTTGCGGCGAAGCGGGTCTTGTTGTTCATAATTGCGGCGAACAGACAGAACAGCGTTATTCTTCTCGCAAATAGTAATGATATAAGGAAGCTTTAGACCAGTTTCCTCGCCATCGTCGCCCATATCTTCAAAGCCCTCTAAATCCAATTCAATATGAACTTCGTATAGAGTTAGTTCTTCGCTTTGACCAACAGGTTTTACGCCCTGCGCGTTATCAATTGATTCCTGTACATCAGAATAGTCATCGTCAGCATATCCCTCACCAGGAAGCTCAACGTCTGCATAAAACCCAGAAAGCTGAAGCTTCTTAATCTCGTTCCTGTCCATGTGAATGACATGCGTAATGCGAGGAGAGGTTGCCAAGTCAGTAGCGCTATACGGAACAACCAAATCTTCAGCATGAACAAACTTAGAAACAGCGCGTTGTCTTAGTGGGTCAAAATAAACCTTACGGAAGGTAGAGCCAGCCAACGGTAAATAAAACAGCATCTGGTCTGTCTCAGGGTCATACTCTTCCATCTCATAGGTGATTTGGTAGTTCATATAATCCTTAACGCGGTCAGCTTGCGCTAATCTTCCTTGGTCTTCAGCACCAATAACCTGTGTGCGTACAGGCCCACCAGCAGGAAGAAGCTCACGATAAGCCTGTGCCTGAAACTGCGTAACAGACTCAGCAAGAAGCGGGTGGACAACACCAGTAGCACCCTCAAAAGGCTGAGAGCGCTCTTCATAGCTCATGCCTAGAAGCTCGACACCACTTTTGTATGTGTCTTCCCATTCTTGGCGACTAGCTAAATCGTCTTCGATGTCACTAACGATGTCAGACGCAACAACGGACAAGTCAGACTCATCAATATATTCGGCTAAGTTGGCATCAAACGGAACCTCGACAGTTTCCTCTGCCTGGAGAATGTCTGTGGCATCACCAACAAGCATAGAGCCGTCACTAAGCTCTACAGAGCCGTTTAGGGGCATCTGCTCAATGATGTCCACTTGTTCCATTCCTAAAGGGGACTGAGGTAAATCACCACCAGCACCAATTTCACGTTCAATAGCCATTTTTAACTTCCCTTATAAAAGTGTTAGACCAAGCGGGCGGCGCTGGCAGGATGGAGGGATTGCCTGCGCCAAGCAGGACTGAAGGGCTAAAGCCTACTATTTCCACACTTGGTCCAACCTCACATGACATCTCTTTGATTTCCATAATCAGAGGGATAGTCATCTAAATCACCGTCCGTTTTAGGCGGCCCCGCCTCCCAGATATTACACACATTCTCCATAGAACACACAAAGTGTAATGGAGTGCAATATCCAGCACCCTCTTCAAGACCAAGGCCTTCAGATATACAATTAAGCATAGCTGACTGTAAATTAAAGTTTCCACATGTTCCACAACGCTTATTCTGAGATTCCCATGTCTTGGTAGCCTTGCCATAAGAATACTCTTCTTCAGCGGCTTCCTTGTTCTCAGCATTTACATCTTCATCTTGCGTTGAAATAGGACATACAAAATTATCATCGTCACTGTCACCCGGCATCATGTCTTCAATGCTGTTCATGTCAATTTCGATGCGAATGGTACCCATTAGAATACTCCTTTGAATCTGGTTCCACGAACCGCTGCGCCAGTGCCCCTAATTGAACGAGCGGAACGAGATGTAGAACCAATAGAACCACCCTCTCTAAAGGTAGCAAAGTTTCTAATACCCTTGCGCTGATTGTCAATCAAAGCATTGTAAGCTTTAAAGTCATTACCAACAAGGTTTTGTACACTTTCGTTGCCAATCTTTAAAATGCGCCTCTTATCGGCGTTGCTAAGACCCTTCAAAGGGTCGTCAATAACGCCGCCATCTTCATAGCTCTTACCAGGCAAAGGCATCTTAGGATAGTTCCCCATCTCCAAACCAAACTCATAGTCAAGGATGTCAAGAATCTTATCCTCATCAAGGCCCATCCGCTCCAATTGACGGCGACGATTAGACTGAGCTTTTGGAGTGTTGAACTTACTCATTACCGTACTCCAGAGAAGTTCCCGCCGCGCATTGCTGCGCCCATTCCTCGGGTTTTGCTTTTAGATTTACAGCTACATGCACTACTACAAGTATGGCCTGTTTTGCCACCTTTTCTGTAACCCTTAACCTTGCCGCCATCCTTAAAGTCAGGCGTAAACGCTTTGACTGCATCCAGCATAGGATTAGTCTTGCCACTTTTTGCATCAATACGGTCCTGCAATGCTCTCCTTTCACCAGCCTTAATGCGGGCCAGTGATGCAGCCGCTGCTGGACTTGCCTCATACGCTGCAATATCAAGTATAGCTTGCTCTAACGCGCCTAGTTTTTGATTCTTTGGCATTATGAAATCCCCTTAAACTTACCACCGCGACCCGCCATGATACAGCCACCATTCTGGTAGCCTTTTACCTTGCCGCCGTATTTCATTTGCTCAAGAGGAGCCGTCGTATCAGCGCCTTTAGAGTCGCGCCTTGCCTTATCAGCACGCATTTGCTTAATCTTCGCAGGCATAGGAGTAGGAGACGGAACCTTTTTCTTTTTAGAAAGAGAGTCAATAATTTTTCCAATTATATCTTTATCTTTGTCAGATATAGTTTTTCCGTTTTCGTTCATCAGTAATACTCCCGTCTCTGTCGAAACTCTTTGAATTCATCTTCGTCATAATCTGTGGGAGTAATGATAAACCCACCCTGCCTGAACCTTAGTATAGCCTGTGTCATCGAATCCGCCAAGTCATCATGCTCTCCGTTAGGAAAAGCAGCACATTCCTCAACAACTTCTTCTGCAAAGTTCATATCCGGCCTATACACCATACCAGATTCAAAGACAGGAGCACAGGCATTCATGCGAGTAAATTTATCAGCGCCACGAGACGGCGTAAAAGGAGTGACAGCAATACCCATACGGCGCAATTCCTGCGTCAACGGCATACCACTGGCCTTCTGCTCAATAAGAACCATGTCGGGCTCAAACTCGCCATAAAGCTCTTGAGCAACTTCCTTTAGTTCAGGAAAGTCCCATCGACCTCTTTGCGCGTCAAGAAGTATAATCGCCTCGCCCTCGCCATCAACAGGCTCAAAGACGCCCCAAGTCGTGATAGCAGAGTAATCGGCACGCTCAGACTTCGAGAACGCCGTGTCATAGGATTGTATGATGTATGAGCATGTAGGTGGCTCACCACTATCCCAAACATTCCACCATTCTCTCTTAATAATTGCGCCTTCTTCGGCGGTAGGGTTCTGTAAATACTGCGCGTTCCACTTAGCAACCGGAATAGACGCCCTGACAGCCTCAAGCTCTTCTTTTTGCCAGTATTCGGGCCACAACACGTTGTCTGTTTCGGGAAATATCGCTGGAAACTCCACTACTTCCCAATTGTCCGCCCCGCCCTCTGCCTGTTTCGCCAGAACCTTGGCTGTCAAGTCGCGGATACTCCACCGCGTCATCACTATTATTATCGACCCGCCGGGCTGAAGTCTCTGTCTTGGGCCTGATGTGTACCATTCGTAAATATTATCCAATGCCGTAGGTGAAAGGGCATCCTGTTCAGAAACAGGGTCGTCAATAATACATAAATCAGCACCACGACCAGCAAGCGCACCACCCACACCAACCGCGTAATACTCACCGCCCTTGGACGTAGACCAGCGACCAGAGGCCTTGGCATCAGATGCAAGCGCTAAATCAGGGAAAACATCACGATATATATCGCTGTCAATAAGGTTCTTTACTTTACGACCAAAACCAACAGCCAGTTCAGCCGTGTGTGTCGCTTGAATAATCTTGGTGTCAGGCTTGCGTCCCATAAGCCAAGACGGAAACAAATAACTCGCAAACTCAGACTTGGTGTGTCGAGGCGGCATGTTGACAATCAAACGCTTGATTTTACCTTCAGCAACCTTCTGAAGCTTCTCAGCGTATATCTTGTGATGACTGCCTTCAACAAATGTAGGCCAGACGTTCTTCACGAAAGACATGAAGTCTTTCTGAGATTCGTCCCTCTTAGATACCTCCTCTAAGCGCCCTACTACCTTACTAAGCTCTGCTACTTCATCGTCAGTAAGGTACTCAAGAGGTATATTAAAGTTGTTATCCACCAAATCCTAACATTTTCAAGAAGGAATCACCTGCATCGCTGGCAGCGGCACCAAACTTGTCTAGGCCACCAGCCTCACGAGAAGAACCAGTACCAGCACCAACGCTAAACCCGCCTCTGTTGTTGAAGCGTATTTCATCACGACCCTCAGTGCCTAAGTTAGCACCGCGTCCAGTTGGGTTATAGTCAGGACGGCCTGTGTAAACAGTGCCACCAAATAAACCGCCATGTGTCACGCCAACAATCTGACCTGTCTCATCGTAAACAGGTGTGCTTCCTGGCTGTTCTAACTTTTCAAGTACATTGACAGTAACACCGCGTACAACTGCATTAAGGC